GGGACGAAGCCCGCGCCGGTGCTGATCAGGAGTTGCCCCGCCGTGCCCGGGCCGGTCAGATCCACCAGCGAACCGGACCCGCCGCCGCCTGCACCGCGCTGCGCCAGGAGTTGCCAACCGCGGGCGGTCGGACTCGGGCGCTCGCTGGTCACCTCGGTAGCCAAATAGCTCGACCCGTTGAGCAGTACGATATCCAGCCGGTTGTAGGTCACGCCAGCCTGCCAGCGACCGCGCGGGTTGATCTTGTCACCAACGGCGAACTCGGAGCGGATCCGCTTCAGTTCCTCGACGTTCTGCTCAAGCTGCGCGAACGCAGCGCGGTCCTGCTCACGCTCGGCCTGTTGCGTCAGCGCAGCACTTTCCAGCTTGGAAACAACTGCCGCGATCCGATCAGCCACGCGCGAGTCAATCGCGGACACCGCCGCGCTGAACCGCTCCGACGTGGACGCGGCGAGGTCAACGCGAGCCTGCGTTACTTTGCTGGCGAGTGCGGCGTCTATCTGTTCCGGCGTGGTCGGGATCGAACTGCGCAGAGCTGCAATCTGCTGCTCGGTCGTCTGCGCGCAGAACTCGGACAGGTCGGACCGCAACTGCGGTTCGACGGTCTCCATTGCGAGTTCAACCTCGGACCGCAGCTGCGTGCGCAAAGACGGAACAAGCTTGTCCAGCCGCGACAGTTCCTCGCGCTGCTCAATCGCAAGCGAGATCAGGTGGTCAATCTGCTGTTGAGTGTCCATCGTTACGGCTTCGGTTCGTTCCGCATGGCCGCGAGACTCGCGAGCCAATCCTTGGAGTTCAGCCGACGTTGCGCGAAGCTCGCCTCGACATCGCCGCGCAGTTCAACGCGGGAAACGTCAGCGCTGTTCTCGCGACGGTTGAGCCGCTCAACAATCGCGTTCGCCCACGTCTGCCCAGCGTCGCCGCCCCAGCCGTTCCAAGCCTGCCAGCCCTTGCCCTGGTCGTCCCACGTCTCGCCCTGCTTGTCTACTTCGTGGCGGTCAAAGTATGCCTTCATCCGGCGCACGGTGTCCTCGGACAGCGCACGCTTGTTGATAATGTCGCGCGCCCGCGCGAGGCCGACCGAAGTCATGCCGCGTTCCGATGCCGGCTTGGACTCGCGCACTTCAAGAGCCCGCTTGGCGTTACTCACCATTGAGTCATTCGGCACGTAGCCGTCCTCGGCAAAGTCGATTACGATGCGCGAATCATCCAGCGCGGTGTCAGACGGCGCAGGCTCGGCGCTGCTGTCCTTCGTGCTCGCAACCTGAGCGGCGGCGGCATCCTCTCCCGCCTTCTCGCCCACCGCTGCGGCGGCTGCGGCAGTCTGGGGAAGTGAGTTCGTGACTAGGCGAATCGCGGTCTCCGGCACGTTGTACGTTTTCGCCAACTCGGAAACGTAGCTCGCCTCAATCGCGATCTGCTCCAATCGACCGAAAGCGTCCGTGCCTTCCTCGGCTGCGATCTCCTGGAGGCTCTTCGCGCCCTGCCTGTTTTCGTTCAGGTTCGCCGCACTTTCGCGCCCGATGTCGATGGTCAGCTTTGCGGGGAATCGCCACTCACCGCGCGTCGCACGCTTGAGCGCCTGCACCACGGTTTCGCCTGACTTGCGCGGAGGCGCAGGAATCTCGTCGCGACTGATCGCGTCAAGGATCACCATGTTCTTGATCGGATCGAGTACCTTGTCCTGCAAGATCCCCTGATGCCGCGTGAATACCCGATCAGCGGCGGCGAAGTCGGCGCGGACTGACGGTCCCTTGTAATTCTGCGTGCCGAACAAGACGCCCTCGGGGATGCCAACGCCGATTGCGATCTCGTGCATCAGGTGTTGCACGAATCCGGCGAACGCTGCCGAGGGGCGAGCGGGCATGACCTCGACCTTATCCGCCGTCCCAAAGTACCGGATGTTCCCGATCTCGCTCTGCTCGTTCTTCTGCTGTTGACCGTTCGCGAGCGTCGAGGCCGGATTCGGCGTGAACAGATTACGACTGTTCGCGGTGCCACGGTCAGAGAAGACCAGCGCGGCTTGCTGCGAGGCGAACCGGACGCCCGCTTTCTCGGCCTCGAGGATCTCGTACAGCATCCGCGCGGTTCGGATCGCAGCGTGAAAGTCCGTAACGCCCCGGTACTGGTCAGCGCGGAACGGGTCGAAGTAGTGGACGAAGTTGGCGGCGGCGATGTCTTCCGGGTCGGTGTACTGCCCTTCGCGCGTGACTCGAAAGATCCGGTACGCTACCGGCCTGCCGTACTCGTCGGTCACCACGCCTTGGAAATAGTTCTCGGCCTGCGCTCCGATGTCCAGCGGGTTACCAATTCGCGTGCCGCTGATCAGTTGAATCTTGAGTTCGCCGTCAACGCGCCGGATCGCAAAGCCGCAGTCACCGTCTACGGGGCGATTCTCTGCGGCGAGTTGGACTAGCTTTTTGAACGTGTGCCGTCCGGTAAAGTCGCAGTACCGGCACCAGTTGTGAAAGTACTCCGAGACGATGCCGTTATAATCACGGTCACCCGTGGTCGGGCTGTACTCATGCGGGGTGAGGTAGTTGCCGAACTTGCGGGAAATCTCGCGCGCCTCGGGGAAGTTCTCGACCAGGTCGCGCGCCTCCCACATCATCACGATGCGGTCCCGCACCGTCGCGCCCGACTCGCTCGGCGTACCGTACTGCTTCGGTGCGTACAGCCGATTAGTCTGCGCTGCGTTGTAGCTGAACAGCGCCGCCTGTACGCGCGACTCAAGGCGCTTCAGCCCCCACGACGGCGCAACGGCTGCGATTGCGCGATCCAGCCACGGCGCGGTCTGAATGACTTTGGTTGCGTCGAAAGAGTCCATGATCAGTTGCCGTTGAATGATACGAACGTCACATCCGTCGTTGCGCCGGACTGGTAGTCAATCGCCGCCTGAATCTGACCCAGCATCGTCGTGAGCCGCCCGAGGTCGGCGCGGGTCACGCTCTTCCCGTTGAGACTGTACGAGGAGTTGACCAGACACGCGCGGACAGCCGCGAGCGTTTCGGTTTTGAGCGTGGCCAGCGTTGCGCCGTCTAAGCCTTCGAACGGGTTGTCTCCTCCCATGCTTAGGCGTCAAACGTCCAAGCGGGCCGGGGAGGTCGGCGCTAGCGGAAACTAATTCTTGTGCGGCGGCTGATAGCGGATCACTCCTGCAATCGTCGCCATGCACAGGAGCATGGCCGACGTGTCTAGTCCGTGGTTGGGCGCGTTGCTGCGCACCTCGCGCCACTCCCACACGCCCGCGCGGATCTCAACCTTTGATTCGCCCTTGAGATGCTCGATGTAAAGCGGATTGACGTCGGCGGGTAGCTCCCACTTCAGGTCACCCTTGCCATCGAGCGCAGCGGCGAGGACGTCCTTGAAGTAGTCACCGGACCACTCGTAGAAGAACACATCACCGCCGCGATAGTCGGACGTTTTCGGATCTGAGAACGGGAAGTTAACCAGAGTGTCCGTGTTCTCGTCGCGCATGGTCCACGTCTTCCGACCGTATCCGCGCATGCCACGCCAGCCGAACTCCGCACAGTCCCGGTCCACGTCGGCGGGACGGTATCCCCTGTCCTGCGCAACACAGGCGTCCGCGACGTGATAAAGCGCTTGCATGGAGCGCAACTGGTCGCGCGTGTCCACGCGACCGAACCACAGTTGACGATAGCGCGGGCCCGTCGCCGTGCTGAACGCGCCGATCTCAACCCACCAGTGATCCTGCTGGCGGTCGATCGCCATGAGCCGCAAAGCCTCGTCTGGGATCTTCTCGCCTGCCTTGTACTGCGCGGTCGTGTAATTGGACTCCTTCGCCGCGAAGAGGTTGATCGTCTTCTTCAGCACCAGCCACGGGCGACACTCGCGCTTCGTGCGGAAGTCAATCCGGGCCTGATCGTCGCCGGTGCGAAGCGCGTGATTCTCGGCCTCGCAGAACTCTTCGACCAGGAGCCGCATCGGACGGGCCACGACGGCCTCAATGCGGAATGACTTGTTCTCGGGCTGGGCGTCGGACCGTTGCGCGATGAACCGTCCGGTCTTCTTCCAGCCTTCGCGCGTTGCGTCGGCGTCGGGCTGTTCTGCGCCGCAGTGAATGCAACGGAAGCGGGTCGTCTCGACTGCACGCGCAACGTCCCACGACCCGTCGTCGCGCTTCGCTGCGCGGTCCCAGACTACTCCGGCGCGGCGGTCGTCGGACTTCTGGTCGAAGGTGACCGGATGCGGCTTGCGGCAGGACGGGCACTCCGCGAACCACTCCTGCTGGTTGCCGCTCGTGAATGAGGCGTGCTCCACGTTGCCGGTCTGCTCGTCCATGACCGGTGCTTGGCTGACGTTGTAGATCTTGGAGCGCCCGACTTCCTCGAACTTGGACACGCGCGCGACGGCGTGACCGTATACCTCTTGCCAGCGCGGGAGCCATATCTCGTCATTGATCTTGTACCGGATCGACTGGCTCTGCTGCGTGGACAGGTTAGCCGCGTTCAGGGTCAGGAAGAACCCGCCGAAGTAAATCTCCGTCGTGGTCCGGTGCGGCCCCGGCTTAGGCAGCATTTCCGCGACTGGTCGGCACCGTTCCAGCAGAGGCCAGAGCCGCGTTTTCGCGTGCCGCTCCACCATGTCGTCGGTCTGCATCGTCCAGCTAATCGGGCCGGGATCGTTCGCGATGATCCACGGCAGCCAGACGTCGGCCACCAGCGTGCCGCCGATCTGCACGGCCTTGCGAAAGTGAACGCGCCGAACCAGCGGATTTTGCAGCGCGTCGAAGATCGGCACGAGCCACGGGGACAAGCGCACGTTGAACGGCCCCGGCGTCGCGTAGGATTCCGGCAGCTGCACGTGCCGCCGCGCCCAGTCGTAGATCGGCGAGCGATCCG